GCGTCCATCTCGGCATTCCACGACCTCGGGTCGACCTCGACCCACTGGTTGCGGCGCCTGATGGTGGCCGGCTTGTCCTGGTACTGGACGGAGAGCTTCAATAGCGCCTTGAAGATCGGACGCATCACGCCTGCGGCGAACTCCCGGGCAAAGCCGTCTATGCGACTCTGCGGGGCCCCAACGATTGCCGCGCCGCCTTCCTTGGTCTGGCCTTTGAGCGCGTTGGGATCGAGGCCCTGAGCGGCCGGGCTGATGCCGGTGCGCAAAGTCCTCCTCTGCTCGATGTACTCGAACATCGGGAACGCCTTGTCACCGCTGAACGGCACCTCGAGCCAGTTGATGGTGTCGCCCTGGTTGCCGACAATCGGGCCGCCGAACCACTCCAGGAAGCTGTCGACCACCTTCTCGTCGGCCGAGGTGATGAACGCCCGCGGGTTGATGCTGCGGTTGAAGCTGTCGAAAAACCGGCGCGCCGTCGCGGTGGACTGGTCCTGCAAGTCAGTCATCGTCTCGACCACGCCCTCGCCGACGATCTTGTGCGGGATCGGGTAGGGGCTGCCGACGACGATCGCGTCGCTGTGCGGGTCGGGCCGACTGTCGACGACCTTGGGATTCTCACCCAGCAGCAGCACACGGTGCGTCTCGGCCAGGCCATCGCCGTCGCGGTCAATCTTCACCTTGACGTCGACCACACGGACCCATGCCGTGGCCAAGTCGGCGGCCGAGCCGGTCCACATGTTGGCGCTCGAGCTGTCGTTCTCGCGGGCACGCCGTACATCGTCGGTGCGAACCGCCCTCGAGAACGTCTTGCTGGCGTGCTCGGTCACATCTGCAAGCGGGATGCCCATCTCGACGACGTCGGACACGCGCCGCATGCAATCGGTGCCGATGATGGCGCACTGGTCCAGCTTCTGGGCGTCGCCGTCGAGCAGCAGCTCCTCCTGCGGAATCAAGTCGATGCAGATCTTGCCGTCGGTGACCGTCCGCTCGACCGTGACATCGTGCGTCCGGATGATCTGCGGCTCGACGGCCCACGTGCCGGTTGCCGGATCGAAGGGGGTCTGCGGCCAGATCTGGACCGACTTCGTCTCACCCACGATGCTGTTGAGGGTCTGGTCATTCTGCAGGAGCTCGAGCGCCCAGTCGCTGAGCCCCTGCAGCTCATACGTTTCGGTGTGGTTCTGCGGCTCCCACCACACGCGGTAAGCACAGAATTTCACCATCCAATCGAGCAGGCCGTCCTTCAGCAGCCGCTCGGCCTCAGACTGGCCCCACCACAGGTTGGTGAGGTAGTCCGTCGCCTGCTCGGCGGGCTCGACGTCCTCGCTGGATTTCGGATCGAAGTGAATGAACTCGTGGATGCCGTGGAACACACGATAGAGCTCGGGAATCAAAGCCTGCGTGGTGTCCCGGCATTCGGTGATGACGACGCGGCTGCCCTCGTAGACCGGCTTGCCCTGATCGACACCGATGAACCCCATGGGGGTCGCGTCGACCTCGCCGTGGTAGTAGCGCCACGAGCGCCGCACCCAAGGCAAAATCTCGTCGTCCATGTAGTCGCGCGCCCGGTCGACGAGCCGGATCGCGGCCGACTCGAAGTCGGCGTCGTTCATCGGGACGGGGGCGTCGGGGTCGGGCTCTGGTTCAGGCTCGGGCTGTGGCGCGTCGAGCAGGCGCGTGAGTTCGTCGGGGGAGATCATTGCAACGCCCACTCCTCACGCCAGATTGCCTCAGGCGCGGCAGCGCTACCGTTTTTCTCGCGCCGCAGCGCCTTGTGCCAGATCTGACGGACCCGGCTATGCGAAATGTTGAACACCTCAGCGAGGTCTTTCTGGCTGGCACCGCCACGCATGGCGGCAGCGATGACCCTGCTCTGCAGGCTCGGCCCGTGGTCGGCCGGCACCAGCTTCGCCCGAGCAGCAGCGGCCTCGAGCTTGGTCGGCGGAGGCGGTGCATTGTCCTCGGCCCTCAGCTGCTCCAGCGCCTGCCAAAGCGGCACAGGGCCGCGTTCGTCCACCCATGTGCCCCAGCCGCGTCGCCGATAGTCCGCGTCGATTGCCCGGATGAACACGAGCTTGATGTCGGGGCTGTTGACCCAGCGCAGCACAGATTCACGAGCGCCCCCAGGGCTGGGCTGGTCGTAGGCCGCCTTGGTCATCGGCCAGCCCCAGCAGGCCCATCGCTCGACCAAGGTGCGCAGCGGCTCTTCGGTCGGCAGCATGGGGCGGACATCGAGCTTCACGCTTGCTCCTCAACCCTCAACGCATGGCGCGCGCAACCGAAGGTCTCGTGGACATTGAGCCCGCAGCAGGAAGGCTCATCAATGTCGAACTTCTGCTCGGCCATCCACGCATAATAGGCGACCTTGTAGCCGGCACGGTCGGGGGGATAGGCCAGGTGCCGTGGTGGCTCTGAGACTCGGTTCTTCGCCTCAAGAGCCGCACAATACCCGACTGGCTCATGCGGCCTGTCAAGCAACGCCGGCATGAAATACCGGCATGTCGCGCAGCGCGGCCAGTCGCTCACGCCACCCACCTTCTCGCCTGGCCGTCGACGCGACGCTGGTGCATCAGCAGAGGCCGTTCACGCTTCTTGGGCCAGATGGCGCCCATGGCCGGGTCAAGAATACGCGCCAAACTATCGAGCATGTCGTCGTGCGCGCCGTAGGGCCACGCCAGGAACTCGTCTTCGATGAACGCACGGACCATGTCATGCCGCTCGGGCCTGTCTTTGGTCTCGATCCACAGCGACTGCGGCAGGTACAGCTTGCCGTGCTCGACGACGGGGATGAGCTGGCTGATGCGCTCGTTTTTGGCGAGCTGGCCGCCGAGTTCTACGACATCGAACCTGTAGCCGGTCCTATTCTGCTCCATGCGGAGCGCCTCGATGTCGGCGCTCATGCCGTACTGCTCGTAGCCGACGCGCATCGGGCGGTGCTCACGGTGCGAACTGATGACGAGCTGAATGCGCTCCTCGAGGTTGAGCCGGTCGCGGGTCATCCAACGGACATAGTAGTTGCCGTCATCGCCGAGCGTGATGACCCACAGCGCCGTGTAGTCTGACTTCTTGCGCTTGGAGTTGGCGGGGTCGACGACGATGAAGGTGTTGCCACTCACATGGCCGTGGAAGTAGCGCAGATGCTCGCGCTGAAAGCCGCCACCGTCCATCGGCTTGGGATCGAGCATCATCTGTGCGGCGAACACGACGCTGCCCTGATCGCTGCGCTTCTTGTCCAGCTCCCCCTTGGTCATCAGCACGGGACGGCCACGGATTTCGCACGGATAGACGCGCGGGATGGCGGCCTCGCGGCGCAGCACCTCCGAGTAGGCGTCCGAGTAGTGGTAGCGCGTGCCGATCATCCTGCGCTTGCCGCCGCGCTTGCCCAGGTTGAGGCTGAGCGCCCAGGCGTCGAGCGTCTTCTCACGCATGTCGGGGCTGGCGGCGTTCTCGCGGGTCACGAGATCGTCGTAGACCAGCACGTCGAAGTGGCGACCAATCGGCTGGCCGTCCACCAGGCCCCACGCCTCGACCGTGCTCTCTTTCGGGTTGCCCTTACGCTTCACGACGATGCCGCTGTCTTCGGACCAGGTCGGCGCCTCCTTGTTCGGGTCGCGCCACAGCACCGTGGGGTAGAGATCCTTCAGCAGCTCGGACTGCTCGAGCTCGCGCTTGATCTGGCGCAGGAACGCCTTGGCGTTGGGACGGGTGTGGCTGAAAATCCCGATGGTGATCTCGGGGTCGTTCAAGAGGTTCTGGATAGTTAAGCCAACCGTAATTATGCTCGACTTCCCATGTTCACGAGCCCAAAGGTCCAGATACCCATCGGGGTCGTTCTGCACCTCATCGCAGCGGTCGAGCAGCCACTGGTGGCGCAGATCATGCCGGCGCATCAGGCAGACGAGCAGGAAAAAGAGGTCGCTGCGGCCACACTCGGCCATGCAGCTGTGCTCGCCTACCGTCACCAACTCCGCGTAGATCTCGGTGACGCGGGCGAGGGTGCGGGTCATGGCCCCCAGGCCACACGCCTGAACTGCCCGTCATACACAGCCCAGTCGCTTATCCAGCTCTTGAAGGCGGCCGGTATCTCTGGCTCTATGAGCCTGAGCATCCTGAGCATGTCCCACTCTGGCTCAGGCGCAAGCAACGCAGGCCGTGTGAGCAACGCAGCTCCGAATGCCGCCGTCCATCCAAGGAACGAGCGCCGTTTCCAGACGAGACGATCATCGTCACTCACGCTGATCTTCCAGCATCGGGGCCCGCCGCCGCAACGCCGTGACCAGCTCCTCGAGCAGCGACCGGCTGACATCGCTCATCTCACCCGGCAGCAGCGGCTCGCCATCCGGGCCTGAGATCTCCGTGGATTTGCGTTTCGGCGCGATGTACTGCGCCAGCTCGGACCACATGCGCCCCCGCAGCTCGGCTGACATCGGCTCATAACCAGAGCCCAAGCAAGTACGACAGGTCATCATGTCGCCCTCGTCTGGGTCTGGGTAGTAACCGGCCAATCCCTTACCGAATTTAGCGCGCTTTGAGCCGCCACACGTGGGACATGCGACGTGTTGAAGTGCAATCACGGCCATGCCCTCTATCGGGTCACAGCCCAACTCATCCAGCCGTGCTCTGACGTCGACTAGAACCTGATTGCGTTTGTTCCGAGTGCCCTTCTGGCGACCGCCAGTCTTCTTGCCAAGGGCCATCTAGTAGTATCTACCTGTAGATGTGCAACTTCTACGTGCAGAGGTAGCTTATTCCCGGCTCAGCGTCAATCAGCCAGCTTTGTACCGCCGCATGAACTCCCTGGTCCACCGCCCTCCCACCCGGCGCC